GTTGATTAATACATTTGAAGGAGGTGTTGAATAATGGAACACATTTACTTTAGATCAATTCTCAATCACCGCCGAAGTTTAAAAGATGTTCCTAATCGCATGGATTTGCCTAGAAAGGTAAAAGCATTGTTAGATGAAGCTGGATATGACGAAAACGGCTATAAAATTGAGTCAACAGAAAGTCGAGTGTAATGCTCGGCTTTTTGTGTGCAGTGAAGTGCAGTGCGGGTGCAGCGGTGCACACAGAAATTGTAGTAAAAGTGGGTGAAGCATGTGATTAAATTTTTTCTTGATACGTACACGGTGGCCTTGCCAGTTGTGCTTGGATATATTGTATGGCTTTTGCAAGAGCAACGTAGAAAATCTGATTTAGAGGATAAGAAGCGTGATGATAATAGTAAGGGAACAATGTTGCTATTGAGAGTACAATTGATTGAATATCATGATAAATATATGCATCGAGGCGAAATACCGAGTTATGCGTATCAAAATTTTGTAGAGATGTACGAAGTTTATCACAGTCTTGGTGGCAACGGCATGGTCACGAAGATGAAACAGGAAATCGATGAATTGCATTTAATTGGAGGAAAAAAGCATGAAAATTAATTTACAAGCACGTATGAAGAATAAAACTTTTTGGTTAGCGCTCATTCCGGCCATTCTATTGCTAGTACAAACAGTTGGAGCTCCTTTTGGCTATCAGTGGGATTTTTTCATTTTGAATAGACAATTGGCAGATATTATTAATGCAGCTTTTGGTGTGCTCACTTTAATTGGAGTTGTAATGGATCCGACAACTACTGGATTAAGTGATAGTTCTCAAGCGATGACTTACACTAAACCAAAAGAGCGTGATGTTAATGAATA